CAATCGTCGGTACAACGACCATAGAGCATCACTGTGGCAATTCGGTGAATACTCTCTGAAACGCTTGTTTTACAAGGTTTGGCTGGTCTGCCATCTGTGGGTTTATCTCCACGTGCAGCCAATCGCCGCCCGGTGCGCCGTGTATTTCTGGCTTGCTGTACGACTTCCAAGCTTGTCGAGTGCACTGCCATCCGCGTCCGAATGCTTTTGGGAAATAGTCCAGCACACATTCAACGCCTAATTCGTTTGCGTTGGCTAACACAATGTTTATGAACGCAATACTGCCTTTACGGTTTGCGTCTGGATGTTGCTCTGACGGTCTGTATGACAAGTCAACGGCTCGACCAGTGGCATGTACAGATAATGAGCCGGGATTGCCGCGCATGTCGCGCACGCCCCAGCTGCCGTTATTCCAAAACGCGCCTGCACCGTGTTTAATGGCTTGTCTAATCCATTCATCCATGCCGGCACGTGGGCCTGCAGCTGCACCGTCACTGTTGCCTGTGTACGGCTTAGACCCAATGACTTTAGGGTTGGCTGGCAGTATTGCCATCGGCAGGCTTTCGTTTTAGGCCGTTGGCGGCTACTAGGCCAGACAACGTGCCAGTCATAAACACGGTAAGCGTTGACAATAAATCTATAAATTGTGCGTCATTTGGCGATTGCTCTAGCGGTTGCGTCACAAATAGTAAGCCGTAAACAAACCCAATGACAGTGATTGCAAATGTGACTGCAATGGTGCAACCAACAAACACAATCATGCGCGCGTGTAGGTGCTCAATTTCTGCTTTGTCTTTAGCCATTGCTGACCCTTTCGCATTGTGCAATAGTTGAGCAGCGTGTAAGCGCGCTGTTTTTTACTTTGATTGGTGCGTTTGTGCGTGTTGTTTCGCAAGCGGTCAGGACAAGTGCAAGCATGACGCTAGCCAAGTAGTAGCGCGGCTTCATCGGCTGTAATACTTAAACGGTCAAGTACGGCTTGTTTAGCTGCTTGTTTTGCTACATATTGGGCGTTGCAAGCGTCTTGGATTTCTTCGTCTGTTAATTCTTTATCGCCTTGTTTCCAACCAATAGAAAACAAATAAACTGTTTTGTCTGATGAAAGCATAATTAAGCCGACCCTATGTCCTCAAAAAGTATTGTTCCGTGAGTATCGCCAGTGTTATCTGCGGTAAAGCCCGATGTATTTGCTTGAATAGTAATGGTCGGAACAAATGATGTTGTTCCCATTTGTGTAGATGTCAAAAAAATAGATGTGCTAAACGGAACATACACGCCCACGCCAAGTGAGGAATAAAAACTTTCGTTAAGAATTGTGCCTGCTGTGGTGTCTTTCCTCATTCTGATATAAACATTGCCGCCGTTTGTTATTTTTACAACATAACCAATTGAATAAGTGCAACGGTACAAACGGCCTGCTACTGGTGTAAATGCTGGTGATGCCAAAAACGATGTTTCAGTAGTTGAGTTTACGGTCGCTACTGCAGCTGTGTCATATTTGCGTGATATAACGCCGAACGGAAAATTGTTTTGTTGTGCAGCCGTCAAAACGGTGTTTGCCACAAATGTGGTGTTAGGTGTTGCCATAGTTTTACTTTACATCATCCGAGCACATTTAGGCCGTCAAGCAAACCAAACGTAGGGTCATCCAATACAAACGCATAAACAATGACCGTTGGCGATGTCCACAAAGTCATTCTGTGCCCGGTGTTTACGTCAATAACGTGGTCTATGCCCTCGACCGCTAAGTTTTGTTGCACCTGTAATGGGCTACCGCTAGCGAACGACTTGGTGGCAGAAACGGTGTCACCAATCTCTATAGGCGCTAACGCCGTTTTTTGGGCATCCGTCAGGCTTGCAAACGTGGTTGAAACACTAGTAAAACGTGGCTGTGGTAATGGATAAAGCAAATAACTGGCAAGAGTCGCGGCCTGTGCATCGGTACTTAGCAGGCTGTCGGTAATGGCTTCGGTTTGCGTAAAATATGTGGCAATGCTTGACGCGTTGCTGGCGTTTTGTAGCGCACCGCCCTCAATGGTGACGTTGGCATTGTTAATAACGGTTTGCTGGTCAAACTCGACAACAATGTTGTCATACGGTGTGTTGCCGCTGTCGCTAAAAACTACGGTTGGTGTGGCCAATGTTTGACCGATACGGGCTTGAGCTGTTAGCACGTTGGTGCGGCTGCAGAATATGCGCCCTTGTTCGGCCTGTTGAATGCGGTTTATGTACGCGTTGACGTTTGTGCCAGATGCGATGGTGTAAGCCCCTAGCGTGGCTGTGGGCGTGGCTGTAAGGCTTGTAGTGCCTGTGTACGCTGCGGCTGTTAAAACGGCTGTAATGCGCGCTGACGAGGTTTGAGCGCTAGTAGCGGTGGACGGCAACCTGCCCTGTGACAGCACATAAATGTCATCGGCAGCAAAAATTTGGTAATTGGTTAAACCTGCCATTGTGTATTGCTGGTTATATGTCGTTACTCGACCAGTAAACAAATATGCGCCGTTGCGGCTTAAACGGATTGCACGCAATGGGGCTAAACCGGGTTGCTCTGTTAAATCGTTGTAATACGGGCTGGCCGTGTTTAACGGGTCATAATTTCGGTTTGTGTTTGGCACACTAATTGACACAGACATTGTGCCCGGCCCAAACACATCTAACGGTTTGTGACGGCCACGCTGGATGCTGATGTTTTGCACTACGGGCGTAATGTCAATAAAATCTATGCCGTCACCGTCGAGCACGTCTGTGCCGTTCAGTAGCGAGTCATCTAGGTAAAACGCTGCAGAGTCAAACCCTGTTGACAGCTCTAGTAGGTAATCGCCGCCAGTAATGACAGCCGAGCCAGCCATTACCTAATCGCCAAGTTAAGTGGCCCGTACACTTGCGAGTATTGGGTCAACGCGTCAACAACACTGCGACCAATATCGGCTGCAGATGAAATACCGCCAGCCACGTTAATAGTGACGTCTGAACGGTTTGCCATGCGGTCTTGGATGCCACCAACATAGCCAATAGGGCCGTTGACGGGCGCAAATGATGGCCCTTGACTACCGCCACCGCCGCCACCACCACCACCGCCGCCACCGGACATAGGTGCTGCAGGACTAGGCATAGCCGGCATTGTTTGCAAACCTGCCAACACTTGACCAACACCGCCCTCACGCGCTGCGCCAGACCCAACTGACGCACCACTGCTACCGCCACCAATACTGCCTATGTTAAGTGTTGGCAACGATGGAATGTCTGTAAACGGGTTAATTAGGTTCATGCCTCGAATGATGAGATTTATTGTGCTAATCCAAGCGTTAGCAAAAATCTCAAAACCGCTAATTAAGCCGTTAAGCACGCCGTTGACAATTGTGCGAAATGTCTCAAATTTGTTGTAAGCGTAAATAATGCCAACTACGAGAGCTGCGACACCTGCCGCAATAGCGGTGAACGGGTTTAATGCCATAGCAAAGTTGACTGCCAAAATGGCTACTGATATTGCGGTGATTGCGCCGGCAATAGCCAAAAATGCTTGTGGGTTGTTTTGTGCCCAATCAGCAAACTTTTGTAATACTGGCAACACCTTTTGCACAATTGGCAACAACGCTGCACCAATTGACTCTTGTGTTTCATCTAACGAGTTTTTGAGTATCTTAAACTTGCCTGCAGCGGTGTTTGCTGCGGTTGCAGCTGCACCACCGAACGTGCCGCCTAAAACATTCATTACGTCATCAAGCGTTGCGCCGTCTTTAATCATCATTTTTATTTCTGGCGACAATGCTTGCAAACCTTTCATGTTGCCGCCATACGCTTTTGCCAGCGCGTCAGAAACTTCAGCCAATGATTTGTTAGACCCGACAGCAATATCTTGTGCCAATGACAACGCTTTAGTAGCCGTAGAAATGTCTTTAGTACCAGTTACAAGTACAGCCAGCGCCGGGCGTAACTCACTGTCAGCCGTGCCGGTAGCCCTTGACATTGCGCTAATCATGTCCTCTGTGGCTTTAACTTGTTTAGTAGTTGCGCCTGTCACGTTGTTTAATGTCAACGCCAATTGGGCTTGCTGGGCTTCATCTTCTGCAGCAGCTTTAACCGCCAAAGTCAACGCCGCTGTCACAGCGGTAAGCGCGGCTGCGGCTGGCACTGCCGCTTTTTTAATTAAGAAATGCGCTTTTTCGCCTGCAGTCTCAAGTTGGTTAAAATCTTTAATTGCACGGTCAAGCGCTTTCCCGTCGTACTCCGCAATAATTGGTATAGACAACATCAGATTGACTGCCTAACCACTCGCGCTGTATCCAAAATCATCTTTTTCATCGGTTCCTCAATCGCTTTACGCGCCTTATATACAGCTGGCCCGATAAGTCGAGTGCGCCCAGCACCTACAAACCCTAGTTGGTCGCCAAGTTTATTTGCGTTAGCACGCCCAGCGGTTTCAAAAATTGCTGTTGCCGGGTCTTTTTGCTCAATCAAAATTACGCCCACAGCATTACGCCGTGTGTCAATACGCAATTTCACACCGCTTTTGGCTTTAGCCACGCTGAATGGAAATAACTTCCTGCCGTTACTTGACCATTTGTATGCCATACCAGACAACGGTATTTGTGTATAAACCTCTTGTGCAGCTTTAATTGCTGGCGCCGCAATCTCATTGGCTTGCGCTCTAAAATCTTTTTGCAACTGTGGGTCAATTTTTTTCAGTGCGTTAATAGTGTCTTTAACGCCAACGACTTTGATTGTGGTTGAAACTGACATAGAAAGTTACCTTTTTTTGTTGTTGCTTTCTATAACACTAATCACCGTAGTTAAGTCGCGTGTGTCAAACTCAATGTGCGTTGGCCACCACCCTACTGCAACAAGCATTTCGGCTAGTTGTCGTCGGTAGGTGCCAACGCCGTAGGGTTTGGGTTTGTCTCATCAACTGACGTCAAATCCATGTCAGGATGCTGTTTGACCCATTCACGCCAGTTGTCTGGTACTGGGTCGCCAGCAAGTTTGCACAGATGATAAGCCCAGCAAGCAATGTCGCTGTAACCGATGCCTTTACCATCAGACACTTTACGGTTCTCTGTTTTTTCCCATTCACATACCACAAACATATTTGTGGTCATAGTGCGTTTGCCGCGCCCGTCTTGTAAATCTAATTCTAATTTAACTTTCATGTGCCTGCTTTCGTGTCGGGCCGTTGCCGGCACTAATTAAGACGTTGCTACAGAGTACACGCCACCAGTAAACGTAATGTCAATGGTGTCAAGTGCGCCTAATGCAGCGTTGACAATTGGCAAAGTCTCTAAATAGCAGCCTGTCAGAGTTGACAATGGATTTGTCGCACTGGTCGCTGAACTCGTTGGTTTGATTGTGATTGATGTCGAAGTGCCGACGAGTGCTGCCAAAGTGCTGTAAGTCTCACTTGCCACAAAAGAATTATACATTGTGAGTGTCAACGTGCTGTTTTCTAAACCGCCAACATAAACGCGTGCGGTTTTGCCAAACGATGTGCTTTCTAGCGCCTCAATAACACGGGTCAAATTGGCAGAGCTGCATTGGTCGGTCACGTCAACAGAGTTAATCGTGACTGTCGGGTTAGATAGGTAAGTGCTAGTGGCCATGTGGGTTAAATCTCCTCGTTGGTGTCTGTACTAGTTTTAGCAGGTTTTTTGGGTTTAGGTGTGGATTGCTCAACAATGAAACCGCCAGA